GATGGTCCTGCGGGTCCACTTGATCCTGAATGTCCCTCTGTTACATAGGCCATAGCTTTACTCCTTGAACACAAATAACATAGTTGGAACTGCCCCAACTCCGCTACCACCCGGCGCTGGAGTATATGTACCAGCGATGTACAGAGCATCCGTTTCTATATCATCCACAAAGATCTCACCTGCACTGCCAGCAGGTTGAGCATCATCTATTCCGTCAAAGTACTCACCCGGAATGGCATCGCCTGTAACATCTGTGGGGTTGTCAGTCACTTCTACAGCAAAAGCACCAGAAGGACTACCAGTGCCAGGCCATTTGATCTGTATTGATATATTCTTGTGACTTACGCGGTACCAAGGTGTCCTGCCAGCAGTATGCATATCCCAACCTACTGGGAATGCGGCTACTATCTCTTCTGCCGTCACTTGATCTGAGTTGATTATGACTGCGTACTTTGGTCCGCTAGCTATAGATGTAGTTACATGTATGATGTCAGTACTGCTGATCTGATTGACCGTAGTAGCACCAGCAGGCCATCCCAAAACCACATTTGCCGTCCCGGCCTTGACTGCATACCCCTGTGCATCTAACACTAGCTGCCAGTTCTGTGGAGATAGACCATAACTCCGCAACTTCACATTGGCCAAGTTGGCATGCACTACTTGAACCTGAGTCAATATAACGAATGGAGACAGACCAAAACCTGAGGGGTCCGAGAACGTAACTGTCCTGTCTGCCAAACCATCATTCACAACAAGGGTCAAGCCATGTAGACCAAATACAAGCGACGGAAGAGGGAGTCCTACAATAGCCCCATTCAAAAAATCGATCAACTCAGCTGGGCTGCTGAATGTGTGGTAAGTGTACATGTTGTTCTGTCTCCTATTTCAAAGCAGGTGTACGCCATACACTGTCAATACACCCCGTACCATCCGTTCACAAAGAAGTACTCGGTATGGACACCAGAGAAGACGCCCATGACCTGTTTGATGTTCATGGCGACTTTACGTTGTATCTTCTCTTGTTCGTACTTAGTCTGGAAGTCTCTGATCCATTGCATCCACATTGGAGCTTTGTCACTTACCGCCACACTTATTCCGCCATCAGAGAACTGCAAGAAGTTTCTGGTCTGTAGGATACCTACAGACTGCATGAGTGCTACAGCAGTTCCACGGAGAGCGAAGGACTGAAAGTGCATACGGAATAGCTCTTCAAGAGAGTGGTACCCCAGGTCTGGCGGGGTACCAGCGAAGTCAGACAGGAAGTCCATGATGGCCCAAGCAATCATACGGTCTGAGTGCTCTTGACCTTTGATCAAACGATTCAACTGAGGGTGGTCCCTCATGAAGAAGCGTACAGTCTGGATGAAGGCATTGAAGATGGGGCTTACCCCGGCAACTCCATCCAGACCTTGTAGTTCCTGAGCCATCAGGATTTACCTTTCTTCCGTTTCTTGGGTGTCTTCTTTGGCTCTTCAGTTTTTGGCTTTCCCACGTCTAGACGTGGGAGACGCTGATGGCGCAACCCTTGCCGATTCCTTGCTAGGTGTAGCATTTTTCGCCTTGCCGAAGCTAGGAAGCACAACTACTCCCTGTGCTTCTAGTCTCCTGATGACTGAACCATACCCTACACCGTCTGGAAGCTCCTCTAAGACCTTACCTTGATTATTCACGCACCTAGTAGACTTAGGGAAGATGGTCCATCTGTCTACTGGAAGGGCTCTATCGGTATTGTTGAAGACTTTCACTAGATCCTCCTAACGACGCCGCTTCTTACTCTTCACTGATTGCTCTTCTACCGGCGTCGAGGTAGGAGTATCGAGAGTCAGTACTGTGTTTGGGTCTGGAAGTTCTGCAGTCACTTCTTCAGAAGCGGCAGCAGTTGGGGCCGACTCTTCCGGCTTCACCTCTACCGTCACACCATCAACTACAGGAGGTACTTCATCTGCGATTGGAACAACACCAGGAAGACCTTGTGGGCCTAGAGATTGCTCACCACAGTCAGTTCCAGTCATGCCTACTGGACCTTCAGGACCCGCAGCCTCACCCAGAGGTGCACCTTGATCAGTTCCCAGAGGAGCATCATCAGTTGGGCCAGGCCCTACCCAATCCTTCAAGGGAACAGGCAAGTCATGCCAATCAGGAGCTGCAGGCTTCTCGAACAGGAGCCTTAAAGAATCCTCGGTTATTGCCTTCTCCTCTACGATCTGATGGCCTGGACGAACTACGTAAATTCTACCATCCGGTCTCGAGTCTATGTAGTACTGTTCCGGCGTAGTGATGGCAAGGCGACCTTCACGCAGCTTCTTTAAGATCTCAGACTCTAGTTTACTGAAAGTCTCTACAGAGATCTTGATAGGTCTCTTCGGCAAAACCTTTCTACCATCTACCCACAGTGACGCCTTGTGGGAAGTAACTGACACTGCCCTCTGAGCCCTGGAGCTCTGGGCACGGCACATGTTGTGAATCGTAAACATCTTCTCTTCAGCCATTTGATCTCTCTCCTAAATCTGTGATGCGGTGCAATTAGACTGCGTCTAATTGCGTTGTGTCAAATTGATCTAAATAGGTTAGATAAGACAACGGGGGCTGGCCCATGAAAGCCAAGCCCCCGTTGGACCGAACTACGAAGGCCCTACGCAGGAGTTAGAAGATCTCCAGCTGTGGGAACACGAGTCCCTCGTCGACCCTGTTGTTCTCAGCACCCAGGTCTTCTTCTGCTTTCGGGATCAGATTCGACAGCAAGCTGTCAGCATTATTGACCGTTGCATCAGCGGAGTAGAGCTCCAGCTTACGAACAGCAGCGACGTTGATGACAGATACTGCGATGTCTTCCCAAGACTGCCAGGTGATCAAGTTCGCGATCTTGTCGATGTAGAACTTGGTGTTGTTCAGGATGAAGAACTTCCCAAAGAAGTCCGGCTTCGTGAACAAGTACAGGTTGCCTGGACGGAGGATGTCGGTCTTGACCGTGCGGCAGTATGCCCTGCCCAAGAGCAGGTTGTACTTGTATCCCTCGACCGTGGTCTCGGATACGATCTTGTTACCAACGTCTTCCGCAGTCCACTGAAGGATGTCATCCCAGTCAACTTCGGTCATCAGAACCATCTCACCACGCAGACGGTTTCCAGACAGCATCTTGAACATGTTCACGAAGTCTGTCTTCTGAACAGGTAGGGATGCTGATGTGGAACTGGTTGCGTGACGAGCAAGTTCACCCTTGCGTACGGAGAACTCAGCTACCGTGCCAGCCTGAACTGTGGACCAGTTCAGCGTTGTGGTGTGATTACCATTGGCCTCTGCCTGGAGAGCCTGTACTGCAGCCTCGATGTGGATGCAGAACTCACGGTCTTCGATCTCTTGGATGTCCTTCACCGAGTTGTCTTCGATGACCTTGGTGATGGGCATTTCGTATGCCAGAAGTTCCTGCTCCGTCTTCTCGAACTTCTCCGAGGAGATGGTGAAGAAGGCTACTTCAGCACGGGGTGCACGTACGAAACGTGCAGTGGGTTGACCACGGAAGGTCAAAGACATTGCCTTGCTCTTTGGCTCGATGTCGATGATCTTCACCAGTGTGTCGTGGTTGACGGACCTCTGGCAGTCTGCCCTGGTCACCTGTTGCGGGGGAATGATCTTCCTCGCAAAGGAAACTTCGCGCAAACGGTCACGAATGTACGTACCAGCGTACTCTGCGATCTTCTCTTTGCCCTCGCTGCTATCCAGCTTCTGGGTGAAGAGATCATTTAGGATTCTGGAAGGAACGCTCATGTTGATTTACCTCTTGTTAGAGCCTGTTAATCAAACCCAATTAGCCAAGGGTCTTGAGGAACCTTAGCCGACCACCATTGTTTGCTGGGAGGCGAGTCACGTACCCGAGTACGATTCCGCCGCCAGATGCAATCAGACCTGACCTTGTCACACCATCAGATGTGACAACTGCACCCGAGATGGTCAGTGGTCCACCAAGGGCAAGACCAGCAGCTGTGAACACGCGGGTGTCAGCTTCGTACGGCTTGTAGTACAAAACCGTCAGCTTTCCGATTGCCTGCACATCGAAACGTCCTCTTTCCGCAAAAGTTGCGAAACCAAGAACGCCGTTGACAGAACGAACGAGCTGATAGTCCATATTCAGACTAAGAAACTCTCCGTCAACGATGCAGTTTGGGTTTGTTGGGTTCACGAGTGTCTTGTCAGCCACCGCGAAATCCCTGCGGCCGATGTCCTGGACATCGGATACGATCTCTAGATTTACGATCATTGGGTGTCTCCTTGTGATGCTACTGTTACCTTCGGTGTCTAGCTACTGAGCTAGATCTCCAAGCAGATACGACTCAAGTGCGTTATCCCCATCCACACCTACATCCCCTGCTACCTTGGCCATCTCTCCATTTGGTGCAGTCATGTCAATCGCCTCTTCAATTGCATCGAGCGACCGACCACTGGCATGTGCCTCTTTGATCTTGGAGATACGCTCACCCAAGGAAAGGCCAAGATTGATCTTCTTGTCCTCCATTGTCTGAGCAATCTTCGTGATCCTGGTGGTCAACCTGTAACCATCCAATTCCTTCTCCGCCTCTGCCAATTTCACCTGGAGTTGGTCCTTCTCAGAAGCAAGCTTCCGAAGGACACCAGGCACTTCGGCATAGACCTGAGCGGCCTGGGCTGCACTGATCTTAGTCTTGTTGTCCATGTGTTCCTCCTAGAAACTCGATCCTGTGTTGAACGGCGATGCCGTTCCCCCACTAAGCCCCTGACCCTCTTTTTCCTTCTGCTTGGACTCGACGATAGACCGAACCTTTTCGGCCCTCGCCTTATCTTCAGACGATGCGTCTGAAGCACAACCCGCCTCAGCAATCTTGCTGAGTAGGGCCCTCGCCGCTGCAGCCTTAGCTGAGGAGATTTTCACCCCAGCTTCGGATGTGTTGGAGAGGTTGTTCTGAAGGACAGCATCCGTCGACTTCTTCTGAGCTGGTTCATCAAGAACCTCACCCATCCGCTCTTTTGGCTCTGCCTTCGCGTCACGCTTAGTGTAGTCTCTTGCTGCTTCGTTGCTATCGATCATCTTTCTCTGGGATGCAGCAGGCCCAGGGAGAGAAGGCACACTTTCCTCAGAAGCAGTTGCTTCAGGAGGAACATCTGCCAGCTTCTTCATGATGCCAAGTACACGGTCTACTTGGTTTACTGGAGCAGCTGTCTTTGCTGCCGCAGCTCTCTTCTGTAGAAGCTCTGCGGCACTCTGCTTCAGAATGTCCTTATCCTTCCAGGACTCATTTCCACCTGGGGGATTGTTGATATCAGTCTCCATGGCCGTACCAGTGTTGGTCTGACCTGGTGAAGCTGGGTCTGTACCTGGCTTCATTGGAGGCTGTTGCTGTTCTGTTGCCTGCCCTACCGCCTCAGTCTGTACACCTGGTGTAGGTGCATCTAGGTTGGTAGGAGTAGCACCAGTGCCCTCGCCAGGGCCTATCTTGGCCTCTGGAGTACCTGAAGGAGTAGGTGGAGTAATCTCTCCGACCGCCACCTTCAAGAAATTCTCATTGAGGAACTCAACTGCACTAGCCAGCTTGAGAGCCAGAGCAGAGGAGGTCTTTGTGTTCGGCTGCTCTGCATCGTTCCTTTCAGGAACAGTAGCCGGGTTATTGGGTGGTGTGTTGGATGCTCCGGGGCTCTTGCTCTTTGCATCCGAAATGTCTGTGTTCTCTCCGTTGTGTACGGCTTCGTCATCTGAAGCTGCAAGCTTCTCGCGCCTTTCGGCTTCAGACACCGTTGCCGCAACCATGCTATGTAGCGAAAACTTCATCAGGTCCTCCTGGGATCAAACTAAAGGTGGCGGTTGTTGTCGTGCCATGCCCCCAATGTCTGGATTGGCTCCTGCTGGAACCTCAACATTCGGTTGGGAGTAGTTAGGGCGCGGACCATACTTTGCCGCCGGTTGCACCAGCTTCAGATTCAATGGACCGGGTGCAGTCGGCGCTTTCGGGAATTGAGTGTTGGTCAGTTTGGCACGTGGAGCCCCAATAGTCTTGGAAGTCCAAGGACTATCAGGGGCACGGACTTCTCCGGCCACCTTGGTCAACTCTTCGAAAAACGCCGACATGCAAATACCGGTCATTGGGGTTGTTGTTATTCGTTCCAAGTCACTGGGTAGCCGCTAGCTTCCAGCATCTCGAGAGCTCTACGCTCTACAGCCAGGTCCAGGGGGGACGCTGTCTTGGTTTCTTCTGCAGCAGGTGCAGGAGGAGCAACAAGGTTGCCCTCTGGATCTACCCAGCCGGCTTCCTTAGCCATGGCTAGTGCACGCTGCTCAGCAAGAGCATCAAGGGCTGCTTGATCTGCCTCACCCTTCTTCTCTTTCTTAGATGCTCTGCCAGCTACTCCACCAGCTGCACCCCCGGCTGCAAAGCCAGCACCAGCTGCAGCAAATGGATGCTTCTTAACGCCTTCAACTGCAGTCTTACCAGCAGCAACACCCTTGTTCTTCAAGAATGCTGGAAGGCCCTTAGCAGCACCAACTGCCTTGTCCTTGAGCCCGGCTTCCTTTTCGATCTCCTTGCACTCTTGTGCAAACGAGTGAGCCATTACACGGCCCAGGAAGTCAGCTTCTGCCACCTTCTCAGCAGCTTCGGCTTTCTTGTCTTCTGGGGATTCCGAAGAGGATTCAGCAGACTCTTTCGATTCTGGAGTCTCCTTGGACTCTGTCTTCTCGTCCTTCTTCTCTTCTCCCTCTTCCTTCTTCTGGAACTGTGGAGGAAGTTCTGCTTCCTTCTGCAATTCCGCAACCATATCAGCTACTTCTTGATCGCTGAACTGGCTAAGGTCCACGTTGTTGTCCCCTGCCAGCTTAACAAGAAGCTCAGCAGCAGCCAACTTCACCTGATCATCTTCAGCATTAGCCGACTGGCCAGTGCCATAGATCTCTGCTAGTTGTGCATCCATGCTCATTTGGTAACTCCTGTGTGTCTCGGTTGATCGTTAGGTTCCATGATCGGTTTCTGTTTCTTCGGGGTACGAGGCCCCTAACATCACCGAGGTGTTACTATCTTCTCTCCCATCCTGGTCAATCTTGCTATCAAATCACCCGGAAGGGAAGATCCTTCTGAGTGTAGCATACCCAATCCAGCCAAAGCTGCCAGTATGTGGGGATGCTCTGCAGCCAAGTCGGTCAGAAAGCCCACTTGATCTCCCTTTTGGTCTGCTTGCCTTCTCTTGTAGGCAGCAAGAGCAGAAAGTATCTCAGCGGCTCCCATTGCTCCCAAAACTGGACCAACTTCAGAAGCTGTCTTACAGAACATATCCCCCAGCCCCTGGCCGTAGACTTTGTTCCAGAGTGTTGTGTCGGAGCTGATAGCATAGGGAATTTCATGCAAACAGTGGGCTAGCTCTTGTAGGTACCCATTATAGGACGCAGCTATCTTCAGTAGGAAGCGGTCTGATGATGCTATTTTTTCATCCTCTGGCTCCCCCTTTGGACCGCCCATTATGGTGATTCTGACCATCCTTCTCTTGGCTATTGGCTCCAGGAAACTCTTGTCCTCCATAAAGGGCAACAGTATCTTCTTGAGCACATCACTCATATGCTCTGAACCCATCTCCCCTGGGCTCTCTACATCATCCGTGGGCCCAAACACCATGCTGTGCCTGTCTAGCTCATCAGCTAGTGGCTTGTTCCCCATGTGTATGATGGTGATTCTCTGGAACTCCCGAGGCTTGAGAAGCATGCCCATCATCGCAGGAGTAGAAAGAGCTTCACTCAAATCAGAGGAGCCAAGTCTATCCAGGACTTCATTAGGTAGGTCCGGTCTAGCCGAAACAGCCTTACCGCCGAACTGAGAAGGAGTGATGTCTTTTTCTATCTCGCCAGATTTGATCTCAGCAACCTTAGCCCTAGGCTTCAGATGACCTATAGGCTTCTTGGTATCTACGGTACCTGTAAAGAAACCACTTCCATCAGGCAGCTCTACTGCGTGCGCTGCCTTTTCCATCTGCTCCTCCACATCTGGAAGGTACCCTTCATCCTCCGCCACCCTCCACGATGGTACTGCCTCTCCTGCTCCTACTGAGGCTAACTTGGCCATCACCTTCGCCGTCTTGTCCGCACCTATGAACACTACTGAGATGTCGAAGAACCTGGGGTAATCATTGATGGCATAGTTCTTCACCCCATTCGGCATGATCTTATTGAGAGCCTTGCGCAGGTGCTCGCAATAGTCATTGCGAGTAACAGATATACCTCTGATGGGCTGCTGCTTATGTACTGCCAATACCGCATCGGCTATGCTCTTGTGTACGTGCGGATCAAAAGTAGCCTTGGCTGTCTCGTACCGTTTCCAGTCTGTACAGTATGAGCACAGATCATAAGGAACCTTGCAGCCCATGCTGACGTCTGGAAATATACCTTGGTCTATCTTGTCACAGACATCTACAGCGCCAACTTCAAATGCCTTGTCGCGATCTATCTCAATCACCAACTCTACCCGCTTCATCATATCGTTCCATACGGACAACAGTATGGTACCGAAGCTACGGGATGGGTCCTTGTTCACATGGTGTTTGAACAAACCAGCAGTTCTGAAAGTCTCGTAGCCATAGTCAGAACCCTTATGAAGTAGAGCAACTTCCGGGAAGTAGTCTCCATTGATGTTGGAGCCCCAGTATTCCCCAGCTCCCAGGGCATTCACCAGGATGACTATCTTACGCGGGCTGGACTTAATGTTCTCCAGCAAGCTCTTAACGGATGGAAGGAGTGGGGCTGCAGTCTTACCCATACCGAAAAAGGCTGCAGCCTTATCCATGTCCCCCGGCTGGAAGACTTGAATGAGTCGCTCACCGCTAGGCTGGTGAGCTTGATACTGACAGACCTTTATGATCATTTAGCGTATCTGTCTCCAGAGCTGGGATCTATCTGCTTGACCGCACCTGACATCATGCCCAGTGCGGGTGATTGAGCAGGCAACATACCCCTGTCCTTCTGTACGCCAGATACTGACTTCTGGATGCCGGCCAACATGTTGGCTGTTTCCATTGGTACTGCTGGGCTACCTTCTGGGCCTCTATCAAGCAAATTACGAACGAATGACCCTGCAATCACAGGGTCAGCAGCCATGTGTGGGGACATGTGCCTGAGGGAGTTGTAGTAGGCTTGAACTCTTCCAGCATCTTCCTTTTGTAGCTCAGGATGGGCTTCGATCATAGCCTTGTACTCCATAGGCTTTTTGACCTTGTCCACACCCAGGTTTATCATCTGCCTGGCACCACGAATGCCGGCATCTAGCGCAAGACCGGCGGTTCCTACCACAGCAGCAGTCTGTAGGTTACCACCAAGGTTGTAGCCGAACCTCTGTGCATGTGTCTCTAGGGGTGAGGTTCCAGAGCGTAGGCCATCTAGTATGGACCTCAAGAGCCCAGGTGCCCTCTTTGCGACGCCCTCTCCTACCTCACCAACAACAGAAGCAGACTTATCCTGAAGAAACTCTTCTACTGGGTTCATTGATCATACCCCTGTGCTCGTAGCTGTCTTTGGTACTTCCACTCATCTAGCTTATTCTTTGCCCCAGTGACACCCTTGTAGGCCCCGTATCCTGCTCCTAGTGTAGGAGCAGCTGTGATAAGGCCCGTCAAGGCTGCTGGTGCTCCAACACTACCTAGATGCCCGGCTGTAGCCTGTGCGCCTGCATTCGCAGCATTCCACAAGTGACCTGTAGTTTTGCCCACAAAGCCAGCAGCATCTCCCACAAGACCTGCTGTCTTGCTACGAAGGATACCTAGTACCTTAGCGTACTGGGATGGCTGCATGGAATTCCTCTCCAGGCACTGATTCTGGGGGACTCTCTGGGTCTTCGCGAACAACTCTATTCTTAGAGCGCCCCTTACCCAGTTCTTTCATCCAATCTTCCACATGCTTACGTGTATACAGTGGGCACTGCCAATGCTTTGAACATATCTTCAAGCCCAGATACGTGCCCACTACTGAGCCGAAAGCTGAGGCTATCAAACTCAGTATCACTATCCAGGGTATCGCGGACTGCCAGGTAATCATTGGATCATCTCGTGCAGCTTAGAACGAACTGCTGTCAACTGTTCGTCTAGCACTTCGATGCTCCTTTTAAGCACACGATGACCGTGTGCTATCTTGGTGAAGGCCACAAACTGCTCCACCAGGGGATGTGATGGGTTAGGTAGCGTTCCGGCACTGGCTGTCTTGCTGAACGATTTAGCCAACTCCTCTTCCGAGTGCCCACGGCTCTGTAGATGCTTGACCACTATAGCCGTGGCCTCCTTTAACAGCAGTGCACTAGGTGCATAACCAGCCCACACTCGAGCTATGTCCCCCATGGGTGTACCAGTTTCAAGCTCTTGTGCTGCGGTCTTACAGAGGTCTGAGGACACATCATCATAGACCACACCGGAAGTAGAGAGCTTACTGATCATAGTCTCCCTAGTTCCCTCCAGGCATAGTCTCAAATCATTGAGCTCGTCTACTGGATTGTAGTGGCTCATATGATCTCTAGACACCTCTGCATGTACTGATGCAGTCTTTTCCTTGTCCCCAGCCTTGATGCCGAATGCCTCAGCAAGGGCTTCATCAGTAACTCCAGCCGTCTTGTAGTGCCCAGCTGTATCATGCTGGATGTAGTCACTAGATCCTACCTTGCTGAGCATAGGGTTGCCTCCGTCGTTCAGGTCTTTCAGGACCACACTGGGATTAGCTGGGCCACCTTCGAAGGTGACATTCCTCATCTCCCCGGCCTTCTCAAATTCGGAGAGGTAGGCATTGGTATTGGCGAACTCGCAGACCCTCTTCACCTGTTCTGGTGATAGCATGGCCTCTTTCACCACTTCCACCACTGCATCGGAGAGTTTGATACCCCGGTCGCTGTAGGCGGCAGCAGCACGTTTACCCATCAACTCTAGCTGTTCTGGGTCTACTGGTTTTGCTGCCTGTTGTAAAGCCAGGCCCAGTGGTAGAGAATCGCTCATTGATTTCTCCTCTTAGAGGTATGATACGGAGTG